AGGGCAGTAGTATGAAAAGTTTGAAAAGAACCTACCGCCCGATGGAATTAAAAATCACACCTTACTGCACATTCGCGCCGTCAGGGTATGCGTAGTACTGCTGTGCATCTTTAACAATTGACGCACTCACAGTCATTGTTGGGTTTGAACCCCCAACATCGTAGTTAAGACGGATATAACGCTCATTTGTATCAGGTAATCCCATTACAAGTGTGTCTCCAGCAGCAGCCGCAGATATAGTACGAGATGTCTGTACTGTACTTGCAGAGCTAAATGAAGAGTTATCATCTGTCTGTACTGAAACAGCTAGAGTTGGCGAAGAGCCACCCATAGCCACATCAAAAGAAACAACGATTTTCATGTCCTCGCCTGGGCCAATGTCTCTGTCTGCACCGAGGTCAATGACATTAGTCGAAGCCGCATCAGCCGTTACAGACTGAGCATCGGATAATTGAAGATTGTAATCAATAATCATTTATTTACTCCTGTGTTAAACTTAGCTTACTAAGGCTTCGTTGTTTAAAATAGCGTCATTCCTTCTGAATGGAATACCATCAAAAGACAATACACGCTTCCCAGCTACCTCATCCATAGAGATACGAACATTACTAGTGTTAGTAATTTGGCGTCTTAGGATTGAAGAAATTGTGCGGTTACCATAGAACACGCAACGACCTAGATTTACATTAGGAAGTTTCTCTATAGCTTGTACCATTAAATCAACTAATTCAGCAGATGAACCTGAAGCGTCCTTAGTTAAGTTAGATACATCAATGTTCGGGATACGAACAATGTAACGCCAATCTCTGACTGACATACCGATGTCCCACTTGTAGTGAGTTCTGTAACCCTGGTACTTACCATTCGCAGCGTCCTCTAAAGTGACTTCACCAAGATCGTGGTGGTTTAGACCAGCTTGTGAACCTTTAGGGTAGATGCCATGACAAGTGTTAGGCCCCCAGCACACTAACCAAATAGATGTGTTGTCTGAACCTGACCCACCACCTACGATGATGTTGTCACCTGACTCAGCAGTAGTTGAATTATAGCGAGCTGATAGTCCCATGAATTTTTCAGGGTCTGTACCAGTATCACCATAGAACAATGTGTTGGCCATTGTTTGGTTCATTGACTCTAGGAATGCTCTGTCCTCAGATAGACGGAAAGAAGCGGTGTTACCATTTAAATCAGCAAGCGCCTTATCCACTTCAGCATAAGCCTCAAGCATACCTGTTGTATCAGTAATCTGAACAGTTGTACTCTTTGAAGGCTGAACACCATAGTTGAGCTTACGCCATGTTGAGCTTGGAAGTCCTGAACGGACTGTAGTTCTATGACCAGTTGGAAGATTTCCTTCTAGAAATGTCATATCCTCTAAGACTTCATTAGTCTCAGATAACAATTCTACGATAGTATCAATCTTGCCATCAGCGTCATACCTCTTTGCTACATCAGCCAAAGTAGGATTTGTAGTTGACAATACTGCCATTGTTATACTCCTTTAAGTATTATTATTAATTTTGCATTGATGGATAAAGGACAGCTTCACGCGTTAACTGGCTGGTCGTTGTACCTCCAACGACTACCGAGTTCTCGCTGATTGCCTTACCAACACGATGTAAAAATCGTATCATTTCAGGATGGTTACCCAGCCCTGAGCTATCAAGCATCTCATTAAACTCAGATGTACCAAAACTATCACGAGCTTTCACAGCAACAGATATACTCTCATCGAATTTATCGTTACCAAATTCAGCATCCGCTTTAGCATCTTCCACCCAGGATTTCTGCTGCTCAACCCATTGCTGCATTTCGGCCTGTTTCATTTGGGCCACCATGTCCACACCTCTTTGAGCTTGTTCTTGTGTCAAGTTATTCTCTTTAGCAAAGGTGTGATATTCAGCAAGTGTATCTTGGTTCATATCAAAATCATCAGGCAAGTCGAATGTTCCATATTCCTCAGGCGCTCCCGCAGCCTCAGTCTCTTCTTGTCCCTCTGTTTCAGCAGCATCACTCTTCGTTGACTCTGTTGTCTCTGTCGCAGCAGCCTCAGTTGTCTCCGTTGAGGTCTCTGACTGCTCTTCATTAGTCGCAACTTCAGGCGCATCCGCCGTTAGTATTGTTTCTTCTTCAGCCATTGTTATCTCCATGTTTAAGGTTTTCTTTTTGCATCAGCTCATATTGATCTTTATCCGCTGATACAACTTTATCCAACAACCATAATCCTATATTGCGTTCACCCTCGTTAAAACTCATTACATTACTATCGCTATTGAAACTGGTTCGATCCCGTCCTGTTCTCTCCAGGATTTTGTAAACAATGCGTCTACCCCATTGCTTACCTAGCAGTAACTTAATATCTGCCAGCTCGGTATCTAATTT